TGGTTATCAGGATCATAAAAATATGTGCATGATAGAATCTTTATTTAAACTACAACAAATCAAAGAATCTGATTTTGATAATGATAAACATAATTTTTATAAATATTTACAAGATGCGTTTGGTGCAGGTAAAACTTTAAAAGAGTATTGGAAAGAGTGTGATAAAAGTTCTTACAAGCCTTACAGTCTTAATTCGATAGAAGAGATGTTACCTCTTTACAAAAAATATAAACACGACAACCATGTCTGTGACTACGATGACATGATAAGAGATTTTATAGATAAGGCCGTGGAACCAGATATAGATGCTTTGATAGTTGATGAGGCACAAGACAGTAATGTGCCACAAAGAAAAGCATTAGAGAAGATGTCAACCAAAGCAAAAGAATATTATTTAGTCGGTGATGCAGATCAAACTATATTTGAATTTGCAGGAGCAGATGCGGATTACTATCATAAGCTATCGAGAAATGCAGAACAATTGGAACAAGGTTATAGATGCGGAAAAACAATCAATGCTTTGTGTAAGAGAATCATAAGACCGATATGGGAACGCTATGGTTATGAACGTACCTGGAAGTCTACAGATTTTGTTGGCAATCATTATCGTTTACCTAATCTAGAAAATAGGTGTAGTGCTATGGAAGTCTTACTAGATAAAGTAAGAAACACTAAAGAAACTTTTTTATTTACTTATAGACAAACGCCATCTGATTCATGGATTAAAAAATTTTTAAGAGATAATGGTATAGAGTTTGCACATGTAGGAAACACGGCCCACGTACCAAAAAAAGAATTAAGATGTCATAAACTGTGGCCAGAATTTTGTAAGGGTACACCTATGCCATTGAAACAGATAAAAGATTTTTGGCAATACATGGGTAGTAAAGTTATTCCACGAGGTAAGGGCGAAGAGACTTTTGAAGATTGGGTAGATAGAGAATACACAATAGACTATTTAATAAGTAAAAAATTTTTAAAAGAAACTGCAGGACAGGAAAGAGATTTTTGTTTGATAAGAGTACAAAGAGGTAAGAAAGAAGATTACGAAAAAAGATTATTGTATATTAAAAAAATATTACAAAAAGGTTTTGATTTAGAGGGAGATGTAAGAGTTCAATATGCAAACATACATACGGTAAAAGGTTTAACATTTGACAATGTTATAGTTGATGAATCTAGATTTAGAAAAGAAGATTATTTTACACAATTAAGATTAAAGTATGTTGCGTATAGTCGAGGCAAGTATGATTGTTGGACCATCTCAACTCAAGATAAATTTAGAAGGAGGTTAGGAGAACGATGACAGACAGTAGTATATTTAAAGGAACAGGATACACATCATTAGACAAGCAGCACGGCGGAAGTCACTATAAAAATTTTCGTATACAGCCTGCAGAGTTTATAAATGAGAATAAATTGCTTTTTGCAGAAGGAAATGCTATTAAGTATATATGCAGACACTCTGC